ATTTTAGGCATTTTTGCAACAAACACAGTCGAACCACTTTCAATTGCAGTTGATGTGTAAGAGTCATGCCAAATTCTAAGTCTTCCTCCAACCTTTGAGGCAGGAGGCATTGATGGTTTTCCATCAATAGGCTGATATACCAAAGTATAATTAGCCCCATAATTATTATGCGTTGCCGCCATATTGTGCTCCTATCTTTAAACGTTTTTGATGTAGAGGCGAACGACTTTCTTACCGTCAAGTCGAGTCGCACCCAGCGTCATCCTGTAATAGATATATTGACTATATCGTTTATCAGGACGTTCCGTTACACGAGCAACAATATCCTCCCAAATGCAGAGTCCAAGTCCTGAACGTGTAAATGCAATTGCTTCTTCAACATTTGAAGTAACAGTTACTTTCTCTGTTCTGATGAATTGGAAGCCCATGAAGGAGTCAATTTCTCCAGCAACAAGTGCTTTAATGACGTTGTAGTCCGCAGATTGGACTTTATCTTCAAGAAGCATAGATTCAATTGCGGCCGCAGAACAGGCTATGAACAACTGGGGTCTTCCACCCATGTCATACTCATCTGCTTCGTTGGCGGCAAGAACCTTTCTTGCTCGTATGAGTTTGTCAATAGTCAAACCTACAGCAGTTCCAGTATTGTCACCAGCAACCCATGCACCACTGGAGTAAGCACCTTCACGATAAATATCAGTACCATTATCGCCAGTGAAGGTTGTTGCTCCCATTGTTGTGGAACTTGTAGTGGATTGGTAAGAATTACCAAATGCCGCAGAGATGATTTCCTCATCAATTGCACGACCCATTGCCATTGCCGCAGATTCGACATATGCACTTGTTGGGTCCATGATCAGACGTAATCGGTCAGGATTATCAACCAATTTACCCCAATCATAATCTATTGGAGAAACCCTACGTCTTTCGTGGGGTACATCCATCAACGGACTATCCGCATGTCTGGATGTGACCTTCTGTGCCGCAGTTTCATCTACACGGTCAAAGAAGATCTCTTCTCCGATTTTACCTGTTTCTAATGTGACCGCATTACGCAGTCTTGAGCCACGTTGCTGAAGCATATGCTGAACATTAGCACTATACTGCTTCACCATTGCGACATTGATAGAATCGTAAGCCATAAGACTTTCCTATATAAGAGATTATAAAATAATGTCCCTATAACTAGGAATTGTCCTAAAACTTAGGATTCCAAAAGATCTTTATTGCAGGTCGTTGATTATCTGCAATTCCAGATCGGGAGGAACTTAACGTTGATGAACCGTTGAAAACAAACGAGTCATCTCATCAACCGCCTTTTGATGTTGCGGATGAGTCTTGTCTAAGTACACTTTATTGAAGTCAGAATCACTGAGATTCGTGTTTATCTTTTCTTCTGCCATTGCAGGAGATAAAGCTCCACCAATTCCAGGTTCTCCAACCATAATACCATCTTCCTTGAGAAGATTACCTATTTTAGAAAACATCTTAACAATTTCAGGATGATTACCTAGTCCTGAGTCTTCCATGATGTCGAGTGCTTCTTTAGAAGCAAAGTTCGTAAATGCCCTGCGAGCTAATTCGACATTTTCATTGTAAGATTTCCCCCATTCTTGCTGAAGTGCATGGATGCCATTTGCTTGCATTTCCTCATGCCTAGATTCAGCCTCTTGAACTTGATCATAATTAGCTTCTGAATACATATCAAGGATTTTCTCGGCTTGATTCTGAGATAAACCTAAATTATGAGCAATATTCTTGAAATCATCTAAATTAGATTCAGCATACCTTTCATTAAACTGATAACCTTCAGCAGTTTCAGGTCTACCAATACTATTATAGATATCATTCCAACCGGGATCATCTTCTCCTTGTGGAACACGCATAAGCTGATCGGCAGGAACACCCATTTTACGTACTGCATGGACATAGCTTTTTGCCAGCTTATCAACACTATCGAAGTTTCTAAGTGATGGTTCACGAGACAAATCATCAGGTAAAGAGGTAGGATCAAAAGCCCAAGGGTTCTGATCTGTACCTACATTATTAACTGGTAATACCTCATCCCCACCTAAAATAGTGTTCCCGGCAACGGACTCAGAACTCTCTGTCCCAATCTCCGCTGTTGTCGGTTCTGCTATCTCTTCCATCTTCTGCTTTCCTTGTTAATTTATCCAATTCTTCAATTGGAATGTTTACGAGGGAAAGAATATCAAGAATCACAGACCTTCTTCCCTCATTGAAGGCACTATGATGTGTATCATGAGCAATAAACGTAGATGTATGGATAAAATGTCTTCTGGCTAAATCTGCCAGTACTTCCTTACCATCATCTGTAGTAAATAAATCTCTATATTGAGACTTACGCCGCTTCGCTTTGAGCCCTAGCAACATTCAATCCAGCTTGTGTTCGTTTCTGTTCTGCTTCTGCAATATTACCCTGAACCTCTGATGCCGCCATTTGTTGTTGCATTTGCATCTGCATTGCTTGTTCTCGTTCACGTTGTCGCATCATCTCTTCCATCTCTTCTTTTGTTTTAAGAACTGATGGAGGAGTACGCAGTATTTCAGCACCTAATTCTGCAATTCTATGAGTATTGAAACGTTCAATGACTGTAGGATCAATTTGTGCCAATGGAAGCATAAATTGGAACAATTGACTAACAGATGTTAAGTCTCCAGATCTCATTGAAATACTCACAGGATTGGTATATTCGATCTTGAAGTTCATACCCATCACTTCTTGTGGTGGTTCAGGCAACATCCCAGATCGGATCATGACATGCATTGTCCGTTCAACAATTGGTCCTAATAGTTCAATCTCTTGCCTTGAAACAATTGGACCAAGAATAGTAAGTCGATCACGTTGTCTCATCGCAATTTCAGTTGCAGTAAAACGTAACACATCACCATCTGCCGCTACAGGTCCGGGTAATTCCATTAAATCCAAGAAAAACGCTTTATCAACAGACTCACGAACTTGACCCATCTTTGCATCTGCATATTCTGGTCTGTTTGCAACAGGAAAGGGTTGAACCATCTCATTTCCTGTCAATCCTGTACGATAGTAATTCAAGGCATCAGGAGTGGTCCGTATAGGTGCAAGAAAACCATCATCAGGAAGCATGAGTGGAGGCGAAACCATCTTCTGTAACGCTTTAAGGAACGTTTTCTCCATCTCATTGAGCATACGAATGTCTGGAAGTGCTTCAAATCCCGGACCTCTGCCATATGTTTCCAATGCATTTCTATTCCAACGGCTACATACATAAGGGAATTCATCAAATCCTCCAACACTTAGTAAATGCTTCTCATCCAACAAACAATAGACTGACATAAAAGGTTTATCACCTTTTTCAATGTCAGGATTCGGATGAGGAAAGACAGAATGCATACACTTGAATTGTTCAAAAAGTTTTCCTTGTTCTAAGGACTTCTGAACCTTTTCTGATAAGACTTCAGGAGGATAGATCTCAGCAAGCTCTTTTGCAGTATGCCTAGATATTCTAAATATAGTATCTATCTTTCCATAATAATCAGATGCAAGGTAACAATCAGATAAAGGAAAGCATTGAAAGTATGGACCTTCTCCTATTTTATCTTGTATAAACAATACTGCGGTTCCAAATGCTCCAAGGTCAGTATAATACTCAAAGATTGCAGGATGAAAATTAGAAGATGGTCGGTTGAATCCTTCTCCTAATCGTACAGTACATTCTTCAAGCCACAACTGGACAGGTCGATATTGATTTAATTCTCTACTTTCTGTCTTTATCTCAAACCAACGTAACGCAGAATTGGTCATCATGTTGTGAAGACCTGATGCAAAACGTGTTAAGGCACGTACTGGAGTAGAGTCAAAGATGTATTGTCTTCGTTCTTCTCCAGCAGATCGTTCTGTTTCAAAGTCTGCTCTTCTTGGAAGAATATAACGTGCTATTTCCTGCCAGTTAGACTCCCAATTGACTCTATTTGATTTAAGAGTCTCATAACGCTTCATTATTTGTTCTACAAACCCACCATCTTGACTGAAGTTGGGTGATGCGTTGGCAATCATCCTAATAATCCTCTACGAGTTAATATAGATGCCTTTTCTCCTCTTGTTTTATACAAATCCTCACCTACATTACCTAAAGAACGTCTTATGTTCGATGCCCAGCCATATGCTCTTGAATCCATTGCACTAGGAGGAGAGTCACCTTCTGGGTCGGTTAATGCTTCTTCTATAGTTCCTTCATCATCTTCTTCTTCATCATCATCATCAGATACAGTCTGAGAGGTGTTTACTGTGGATGATGTTCCTTCATCTTCGGTTCTTCCATAAATGTTACTTCCTATTCTATCTTCCCATGCTCCAGCACCATAACTTTTATTAAAGTGGTCCCAGCTAAATGCTTCACCCTCTAACCCCATTCGTTTATCAACAAGGTTTGAACCACTATACAAATCTGCAAAAGTACTTCCGTGCGGTTTATCCAAATCACTTCCTCTAAACCCAGTACGATCTTGCCATGCATCACCAGCCCAATCTTTATGGAAATCCGAAGCAAAGGGACCAACTCCTTCTCCATGAGGGTCCAGGCCAAAGGTTTTTCCCCATGCTCCTGCCTCAAGTTTTTGTACTAAGGCTGACTTGCCAAATTTGTCTCCAAAAGGATTATCGACAAATTTGTCCCATTCCTTTCTTTTCCAGCTAATAAATTTGTCACTCTTAAAAAGGGCATCATATAATTCACTCATATCTTCCTTTTATTAAACTGTTCCACCATAACCGAACCCTGCCTTGCGACCCTGATAGTCTACACCCATACCTGTACCTATTCCTCCTGTTACACCCATAAATGACTTATATGCAGATGCTTGCATTTTACTTGCATCTGTCATTGCAGAGTATGCTTTAGGCACAGCACTTCTTGCCTTTTTCCTGCGTTGCATTGAAGTCTGATAATCCGAGCCTCTTTGGGTCATAGTATCCCATGCTGTTTTGGATGTTTCATATTCTCCATATGATTCCCCATATGATGAAGTGAATTGCTGATATGGATCACCAGCCTTGAAATCTTTAATAGTCTTAATATCAGTATCTATATCAGACAAAGAATAATCTTCCCCATATATATTCTCTGTATATGCTTTATTTATTAGTTTGTCTCCTGTACCCATGATTTGGTCATGAATATCATGTTCTTTCCACCATATTGCATCTTTATCCCAATACTTTATTCCAAAGTATCCAGTTTTTGTTTTACCTCTTTTGTGTTCTTGTCTTGTCCAACGACCACCTTTAAATTCAAATCTATCTCCACGATCCCATGTTCCACCACCAAGATTTTGATTCCTCCAGTCATCTATAGTTCCTTCAGTTCCACCTTTGCCTATAGATATTCCATATAATCGGAATGCCGCATCTTTGCCTGTAAATGTCTCACCTGTATCAGTGTCTATACTTACGTTTCCTTGTGAAGCAAGATCCCTTATCCCTTTCCATTTTGAATGTTCTTCAATACGGCTTTTACCTCCATGAGTTCCATAAACTGCTCTTCCTATATCACTGGATATATAATCATCACCTAGATTTGTATATGCACTAAGTCCTCCAGTTGTCTGAAGTGTTTTATTGAATTCATCCATTTTACGAGTAAAACCGAATCTCTTTGCCAACTTTTCATAAATGTCATAAACTCCTTTACCTTCACCACCTTCACCATAGAAACCTTTCATGCTTTTACCAAGGATGCCTTCTTCACCTTCATATGCTTCGTATTTCTCTTTTGCTCCTGCTTCAGTTGCATCCCATATACTTCCTTCTCTTTCAGCAGTTTCTTCTTCTTGTTTTGCCAACCCATACTGTTGTTTTGTTTTTCTGTAATCTCCAACCGACTGGTAGTATGAACGTTTCTTATTCCTCTGTCTTGTGAGTAATGTGCTTCTAGCGTATCCCATAATGACTCCTATCAGACCATTCTTGGAAATAAGGATATTCTTTATCAGTTGCACCTATTGCAATTTTAGGTCTACCCATATTCATGAAGATGGATTTGCCAAAACGTGCAGACATAAGGGCATAACGTGTAGCACTCATTAAATCATCTCTTTCTTTTACAATTTTACCTTCTTTTCTGTGGTACATCCTGTACTCACTAAACCAGTCTGTCAAGTGTTCAAAAACTTTGAAACTACCTGACTGCATCTTTTGAAGGATTTCCATAATCCCCGGTTCCACTGCCATACCACCATCTGGATTTTCAAAATGCCTTCCCAACATGTTGATCCCAAGTTTCCTATATTGTTCTGCGAGTGATTTCCCTGACCCTTTGTCATGTTGTTCTCCATCATGAGGCCATGCACATGGAATCCATTCACCTCTTGCTTTAATTGCATGAGCATGGACCACAGGTGTTTCAACAGATTGTTTATATATATCATACAAGTAGAACTTACCATTTTCAGTATCATGAGCAAGCCACACACAAGCAGTAGGATGAGTCCAACCAAAGTCGATAGCACAGATACGTTGGAAGTATTCAGGTATTTGGAAGGCTTTAACCTTGATTTGATCCTCTGGAATCGGGAATACCAGACCAGATCCCAAGACAGGCATACCCTTTGAACGCATGTCTCTTTCATGCGGAGGCAATGCCGCCAGAATCTCTCCACGGATTTGAGGGGATAAGTGAGGAGCATCATCCCATGTTGCATTAAATAACGCCTGATGAGGTTTAAGTTCATTTATGAATTGTGCCACAACCTGAGTCATTCCTGATTCAGGAGTAAAGGTCATGTAGACAAGACCACCGCTTTTTAGCGTTCCTCTGAGTGCTTGTGAGTAAATGTCTTGTGGAGGTTCTTCATCCAACCAAATAACATCCAACGCCTTACCCATCCATGCTTGTGGTCCTTGTTCATAGGATTTAAACCAGATTTTTGAGTTCTTTCCTGATGAGTGTTTGATAAGAACCGACTGATATGCTTTCGGGATTCCGGGAGCACGTTCAAAACCCACAATTCTATCTTTTGGTATAGTTCCATGTCCAAAATCTTCTTCATCTCCGGGTTCTCCTAATAGTTCTGCTTGTACTATATCTCTAACATTATTAGTAGTATTACCTGCCGCCCATGCCTTAATTGGTTTTTTGAATCTTGCACCTTTCCACCAAGAAGGATAAGCATCTCCAAGAGCATGCATTGTCAACTCCATTGCACCAGAGAAAGTTTTCCCTACTTTGTTTGCCGCCATGAGAAGACGTTGCCGTGCCAATCTACCACCTGAATCACGTGCCGCATGGAAATTCAACTGATACTCATATGGTTCGTAATACAGAACCTTATTGGTATCCTTTTTCTCTTGTATTGCTTCCGCAAGTACTAATGCTTTTTCAAGAGTCTTAGTGTTGCTCATGATCGTGGGATTGGTTTCCCATAAACAATTTTTCTTGCATAAGGAGGAATAAAAGAACCTATATTGAATTCTTTTCCTGTTTTCTCTGTATCTTTTTTAACCCTTAGTGCATGTATCACATCAGGAAGAACAAAAAGGTTTGTTCCAAAGGTTAGTTTGCTTCTTAATGAACCTACACCCCATTTCTTTTGTGCTTTAGTTTTTGTTTCTTTAACTGCACTTGTACTTGCAACATTACCTTCAACTTTAGGTGCAGTAGAAGTAACAAGAGTACCTTGCCTATTATATCCTGTTACTTGCGGAGTTGGTCTTTTAAAAGTACCTTGTCTCCGTTCAAATGCTTCCTGAACATCCATGACATGGAATTTACCTTCAGGGTCTTGATAGAAAGTCTTTTTCCCTTGATCAGGAGGTTTACCTTCTTTCACATTGGCTAGTTCTATTTCCACATTTTGCCGTCTTAATGCTCGTGAGACTTTCTTGAAACTCCCATGCCGTTCATAGTCGATTTTTTCTATCAGCTTTTTCTGTCCTGTTTTTTTATCAACGATTTCTACTGTTTTTGTGAAATTCTTATCTGTTATCTTCCTGTATTTCCAGCTTTCTTTTCCTTTCTTATCCTTAACTCTAACCCAAGCTCTTTCCTGCCCTTCAAGATCAGCAGAATCTCTTCTTACACCTTCTCTTTCCAGTTCAGGAGAATATTGTTTTATTTCAGCCCTGCGAGCTTTCCCTTCATCTATATATTTGGAAGGATGTCTATCACCATGTGATATTTTTACACCTTTTTTCTTCAATTCGTTTAATTTCTTTTCCCTTGAGTCTGAGGAAGATTCTTCAGTTTGTCCTGTAATTTTATTACCTTCATGCATTATTTTCTGGTTCAATTCCTGTTGTTTCCTTAATCTTGTCTCTTCTGCATCCAAATCAAGGACATCAAGCTCCATCAGTTGTTTTGCTTCCATGTCTACAACTCCAGTACGTGCAGGATCAGCAATTCGCCCTTTTTTTGTTTGAGTTGATAATCCTGAGAACTTAATACCTTTTTCTTCTATATCTATACCTGTTTTATGAGGAGCATCAACTTCTGGTCCAGTTGCAGACTGAACTGCACGTGCTTGAGGGTCATCATATAAGTAGCCTTCTGGAACGTCTTGTCCATAGAGACCTGATCCAGCAGAAGTCTGCATAATGGTTTTCCATTCAGGCGATTGCATTTCCATAGGTGCTAAAGTTTTTTTCTTGATATCACCTCTTAATCCAACAGGAATAAAATGGCCTGTTTGACTCATTGTTCCTAACGGTACTTTTTTGGTAGGAGATGCAACTGTAAGGACAGTACCTTGGGGATAATAATGTTTTAATTGGGATCTGGAGACTCCAGCAATAAGAGATGTCTGAGGAGTCCACTGAAGTGCTCCAGAATGACCAGATAATTTTGTTTGAGTTGGTTCTGTATGGAGTATTTTCCCTTCAATCTCTGTATGATGAGGAGGAGCCTCATAAGTTGATCCTTCTCCTGAAAAAGACCCATGTACTTCTCCTGTTGGTGAAGGAGCCTCAGTTGGCATTTGGTAGCCTAAAGTGAATTCTTCAGCAGACAGAGGAGAATGGCCTCTCATAACCATTTGTCCTAATGAAGGTGGTAGTCTTGATCCGGGGTCTTCTCCTATTAATCTTGGATTAGGACTGAGTTCTACACCACTCAATGCATTTATTTTTGTATTAAAAGCACCTTCCGGCTTTTTAAGAGTAGGTCTGAATCTACTTCCAGAAGAAACTGGAATAGCCTTTTCTTCATTTAAGGAATAGACCTCTGTGGCAACCTGACTTCGATCTCTCCCAAAGGGAGAAGCCCAATGTTCAGAGATGTATGATGCTTTAGAGGATTTACCTGCAAACCCTGCTTTACCCTTTCCTCCGAACTCTCCGAATAGTTTCTTGTCCGCAGGATTCATTTGACTTTGGATATCAGGGTCATTCAATGCGGCTTGAGCCAGCATATGCCCCATTTTAGTACCACGTATCTTTCTATCAAAGCCTTCTATAGGTATATCTACATATTGATTACCTTTAGATATATAATTTACTATACGATTTTCTATATGCCTTATTGCCTGACTTCCATAGTTGCCTTCAACCGCTTTTCCTGACTTTGCTTTAGCAAGTTGTGACACCTGAGTTTTAAGATATTGCCGTAATGTTCCTGCTTCAGATTCAGCTATTGGCGAAAACCCTCTTGTGGATTTTTTAACACCTCCTTCATCTCTTAGCTTGCTTAAAGATTCCCTCATTGCAACTTCTTTGGGGTCTTTCGGCATTGTAACACTGGAAGGTAGTAACAATTCTCGATTTCCAAGAAATTGAGGTTTCCCGGATGTATCAGCGATAGGCAGTGTTTTAGGTAGAGTCGTTTTTGAGTCTCCAACAGTAACACTTCTTGGATCTTTCTTTTGATATATATTAGTACCTATAGTCGAATGAGGACCACGTTGAATATCAGTTGTAGTTATATTCACCAATGAAGATACAGATGGAGTCTTTTTTGTTAAAAGAGAACCTAATGCCTTATCTTTAGCTACACGTGCCTCATATTGACCTTCTTGATATGAGTGAATATCAGTTGAAGGAGCAAGGACATTGGGTCCATGAAAAGATTTTAGTGGTTTAGTCGGAAATGTCTTGAAATCCCATTTCGCAGATGGAGGAGTTCGGAAGAATCCAGGATCACCAGGATTCAGAGTTTTTCTGACAGATCCGGGATCTCTTAATCCTGCCTTAATTTCTTTTCTTTTTTGTAAATTGGATTTTATTTCTTCTTCTGAGAGAAGTGCCTGTTTTTGGATTCTTGCACGTGACTGTTTTGCCGTAAGACTATCTGTATATTCAATCGTTTTAATCTTTTTGCCTGAATCGTCATAAACAGGTGTTTA